TGGAGTACCTTACTCTTCAAAAGCGATATGCGCAAGTACATTCTTGGTTAGAAGCTGTTGAGGACGACGGTAGGGTCCACGGTCGTGTTATCAGTAACGGTGCAGTCACAGGACGTATGACGCACCAAAGTCCTAACATGGCCCAAGTACCTGCCAGCCACAGTCTGTACGGACATGAGTGTCGCTCTTGTTGGACTGTGCCTGCTGGGAAGAAGTTAGTAGGGTTTGACGCTAGTGGCCTTGAGCTACGTATGTTGGCCCATTACATGAATGACGAGGAGTTTACAAATGTCCTACTTAGAGAAGATATTCATACCAGAAATCAATTGGCTGCGGGACTTGAAACAAGACCTCAAGCAAAGACTTTCATCTACGCTTTCCTCTACGGAGCAGGGGATGCTAAAATCGGAACTATCGTCGGAGGAACGGCAAGAGACGGCAGAACTCTTAAGCAACGATTTCTTAGAAACACACCTTCTCTTGAAAGTCTACGAGAACGCATTACTAGAGCAGCTGGGCGTGGTTATCTTACAGGACTTGACGGACGAAGACTTAGAGTTAGATCAGAACATGCTGCACTAAATACGTTGTTACAAGCAGCAGGGGCCATCGTAATGAAAAAGGCACTGGTGATCTTGGACGACTACGCAAAGCAGTGGAAACTTGACTACAAATTTATAGGTAACATCCATGATGAAGTACAATCGGAGGTGGTTGAAGAACAAGCAGAGAAATTCGGTTGGCTTGCGGTCGAATGTCTCAAGGCGTCTGGCGTACACTTTAAACTCAGATGTCCACTGGATGGGGAATACAAAGTCGGTACAACATGGGCGGAGACACACTAATGATTAATAAGCAGTGTTACAAATGTAATACAGTGAAACCTGTAAGTGAGTTTCATAAACATAAGCGAATGGGTTACGAGTCTTACTGTAGGGAGTGTCAGAACAACAACTCCAAAACAAGGATGTGGGTTAACGGGAAGTACATACCTAAGTCACATCCTTTGCATAAACCGGGAAAGTACAAAACCTTCGAAGACGCTGCCTTTAGCAGTCTTGAGAAGTACGAAAGCAGCACGGAAGGTCAAGTATACGTCATAGTCAACCCTAACTTCTCTGAATGGGTGAAGGTTGGAATGGCCGTAGACGCAGCTGACAGACTCAACGGTTACCAAACCTCTTCCCCTTTTAGGGACTATGTGTTAAACTATAGTTGGGACGTTAACGATAGACGTGCTGCAGAGTCCGAAGCACACAGTGAACTACAAAAGTTGTACAAAAGACGCAGCGAGTGGTTTAAATGCACACCAGAGCAAGCCCAAGAGGTTGTCTCAGGTCTAGTAGGGAAGTACCAATGAAAAATGTATACACATTAGTAGACGACATTTACAAGCTGGTTAAAACCAAGAGAGTAGACAAAGACGTCGACATCGAAGAGTGCATTGAGCAGTTTGGAGAAAACGTCAAGGACCTCATGCGTAAAGAGTTTGGCGGTAAAAGAAACTTCGATGGCCGTAAGCTACGCATGTCCAACATTGGTAAGCGTGATAAGTTTCTGTGGAACCACTACAACAATGTTCAGAAGTCAGAAGAGATGCAAGGACATACCCTTGTTAAGTTCCTATACGGACATTTGATTGAAGAATTACTACTATTTCTTACGAGGGCATCAGGACATGAAGTTACCGCAGAACAAAAACAGTGTGAAATCAACGGCATTACGGGTTCTATGGACTGTAAAATTGATGGTGTTGTCACGGACGTTAAAAGTGTTTCGTCGTATGGGTTTAAGAAATTCAAAGACGGCACTCTGGCTTACGATGACCCGTTTGGATACGTCGCTCAAATTAAAGGATATGCAAAGGCGGAGGGTCAGACAAGCTTTGGCTGGTTGGCGATGGACAAACAAAATGGACACCTAACCTACCTTATGTACGACGAGAAGGACACTCAAGCCCCTGTGCATGAGACCATAGCCTTTGACATCACAGACCGCATTGAGCATGTCCAAGAGATGGTAAAACAACCAGAGCCACCTGAGGTTTGTTATGAAGCTAAACCAGACGGCAAGAGCGGTAACATGAAGTTGGACATAGGTTGTTCGTACTGTGCGTACAAGAAAGCCTGCTGGCCTAGTCTACGTGCCTTCTCTTATTCAACAGGACCAAGATTTTTAACGGAGGTGGTCAATGAGCCGAAGGTCCAAGAAATCAACATTTAGAAGCACGTTTGAAGAAGATGTCAGCAAGATACTAAAAGGTTTTGACTATGAACCCTTCACCATCCCCTACACCATTGAGCGCAGTTATCGTCCTGACTTTGTTCATCATGCCTCTGGTGTTCTCGTCGAATGCAAAGGATACTTCAGAGACGGAGACACCAAGAAGTACACCAGCATCAGAGACAGTTTGCCAAGAGAACAGGAGCTTGTCTTCGTACTGATGCAGCCAAACAAGAAGATACGTAAGGGGGCCAAAATGACTATGTCAGAATGGTGTGACAAGGAAGGAATTTTATGGTATAATATAGATACACTACAGGAGTTGATTGACTATGTCACTAACGCTAGAGGAAATTAAGGAACGCCTCTTGAAAACTTTTGACCCAGACGACCTACTGGAGGCCCTACAAATAACCTCAGAAGAGATACTGGACAGGTTTGAGGACAAGTTGATTAACAGACTAGACGTGTTTGAAGAAGAGCTAGAGGAGGAAGAAAATGAGTATTGATGATGTGACTCCTGCTGAGTGGGACACAGTTGCTGCACTGAACAATCTATCAATTAGGAAAGCTAAGAAGGTAGACCCTGTGGACCAACCTGACCACTACAACAAAGGATCAATCGAAGCCATCGAAGCAATAAAAGCGTCCATGCCTAACCAAGAATTCAACGGTTATCTTAAGGGTAACGCACTGAAGTACCTCTGGCGCTACGACTACAAGGGCAAACCAGTAGAGGACTTACGTAAGTGTCGCTGGTACATTGACAGACTAATCAAGGAAATTAATTAATGGACGCATATCAACAGTACATACACAAGTCACGGTACGCTCGTTACCTGCCAGAGGAACAGCGACGGGAGACTTGGGAAGAAACCATAGACAGGTACCTAAACTTCTGGGTTGAGAAAGGCAAACTTACTCTAGAAGACGCTAATGGCATATTCGCAGACATCCACGACATGGGTGTAATGCCTTCTATGCGAGCACTTATGACTGCAGGGGAAGCACTGGACCGTGACAACGTCGCTGGATTTAACTGCTCTTATTTACCTATAGACCATCCTAAGGCGTTTGACGAAATGATGTACGTCCTGATGTGCGGTACAGGCGTAGGCTTCAGTGTCGAACGTCAATACATCAGTAAGCTACCAGAAGTAGCGGAGGAATTTCATGACACCGATACCGTTATACACGTCGCCGACTCTAAAATTGGCTGGGCTAAAGCATACAGAGAGCTTATTAGCTTGCTCTATTCGGGTCAGCTTCCAAAGTGGGACGTATCTGGAGTACGACCTGCAGGCGCAACCCTTAAGACCTTCGGCGGTAGAGCATCTGGTCCGGAACCTCTTGTCGATTTGTTTAACTTCACCGTTGACGTCTTTCGGGAAGCTCATGGACGTAAACTCTCCTCAATCGAATGTCATGATCTCTGCTGTAAGATTGCACAAATCGTTGTCGTCGGGGGAGTGCGTAGAAGTGCTCTCATCAGTTTGTCTAACCTCACTGACGATAGACTCCGAAGATGCAAATCAGGCCAGTGGTGGGTTGACAATCCACAACGTGGACTAGCTAACAACAGCGCATGTTATACAGAAAAGCCAGACTTTGAGGCATTCCTAAATGAGTGGAAAAGTTTATACGAGTCCCGCTCCGGAGAACGAGGTATGTTCTCTAGAGTCGCAAGTCAAAAACAAGCTGCAAAGAACGAGCGACGAGATGCTACCTATGATTTTGGAACTAATCCATGTAGCGAAATCATCCTCCGACCTTACCAGTTCTGTAATCTATCAGAAGTTGTTGTCAGGGCGTCCGATACGTTGTCAGACCTCAAACGAAAAGTACGTGTTGCAGCTATCCTTGGGACTCTTCAGGCTACCTTGACTGACTTTCGTTACCTGCGTAAGGTGTGGAAGAACAACACCGAAGAAGAAGCACTACTTGGTGTGTCGTTGACGGGTATCATGGATCATCCAACTCTATCAGGAAGGAGAGACAAAGGTGTACTCAAGACTTGGCTTACTGAACTCAAAGAAGAAGCGATTAAAGCTAATGCAGAATGGGCGAAACGCCTTGGTATTAATGTTTCTACCGCTATTACTGCTGTTAAGCCTTCCGGCACTGTGTCTCAGCTTGTTGATTCTGCTTCTGGTATCCATCCTAGATACTCAGATCAGTACATTAGACGAGTAAGAGCAGACTCAAGAGACCCCCTGTGTCAGGTCTTAGAAGCCGCAGGAGTGCCTGTAGAGGACGACGTCATGTCACCCACTACCAAGGTATTCTCCTTTCCCATAAAGTCCCCTGACGGGGCTGTGGTGGCCTCTGAGATGGGTGCTATGGAGCAGTTAGAACTTTGGGAGATTTATCAGGACTTTTGGTGTGAGCATAAGCCGTCCATGACATGCTACTACCGTGATAATGAATTCCTAGAGGTAGGACAGTGGTTGTACAACAAGTTCGACAAAATTAGTGGCATTAGTTTCCTGCCCTATTCCGAACATACGTACCAACAGGCTCCTTACGAACCCATTGACATGGAAACCTACGAGAAGCTGAAGGAGGAATTCCCAGAGACGATTGACTGGAACATCTCTGAGAACTCTGATATGACAGAGGGGTCACAGCAGTTAGCCTGTACGGGTAATAACTGCGAGTTGTAAACTTAAGGGGACTTCGGTCCCCCTTTTTTACTTAAGGTATATACATGAACATCAAACGTGACATCGAAATACGCATCAAAGTACTTGAAAACAAGTTAACCAAGTCTATCCCCGCAGCCCGTAACAACGAGATACGAGGAGAGATCATGGGTTTGAAATGGGTGCTTGAGCGTCTTTAAATAGGAGGCTGCTGCTGTTGTTCAATCCTTTCGGCCTGCGCTGGACTTGTCTGACGTAACAACATCTGCTCTACGTGTCTAATGGCTTCGCCTCTTTCAATTTCAGACATTTCGTCTA